CAGAATTCGATGTCCACAGAAAACCTCGCTTTAATCCAGAACGTTTATCAGCGCTCGCTTGCGCTGGAGCGACGCATACGGTTGCGTGAATTATTCCCGGAAGGAATAATACCGTATATGCGACGCGTCGAAGCTGCTGGTCTGGTCGCATCCCCGTATGGGCCCTGCGCTACAGCCGCTCCTCCCACAACTACAACGTGGGAACCACGATCCCGTGCTACCCCTGACTACACGCGCCCTTACACCTACAAACCGAAGAAAACAATGATCTTTGTTGGTCTTATGGATGGTTATTCATTTAATTCATCTGTCCCAAAGTTCGATCCTTGGTTTAGACAAATACTGAAGGACAAAGCTCCTGAAGTTGCTGAAGAGTTAGTCAGTACGTACGTTCGAGATCCCTGTACTCCAGATAGGGTCATGCAGCATTTTCAGCTGTTTGATCGGACCTGGGCAAACATTCCGCACAATTCATTTATGACTAGAGCTAAAACTTTAGTTGCGAAGATGTTTGAACCACTAGGTCAAGTCGAGCCAATCGACCTATCTCAAAAAGGCTGGTTTGAGATCCTTCCTCACCTCGAGGGAACTTCCTCTCCTGGCCTTCCGCTTAGGCGGGAGTACACAACCCAAGCAGAATGTTACGGCCATATCTATGATAAGGCGAAACGTTTAAATCATTTTGCTAAATTCCTTTCTCCCTTTGCCGTCCGCGCTCCTCCGTGCATGATTGGGCTCCGTCCTGGTTTGCTACGTCGTGATGAGCTAGACACCAAGATCAAGGCAAGAGGCGTCTGGGCTTACCCTGCTGAAGTTAAAGTAGTGGAAATGCGTTATGTCATTCCTCTTTTGACGAGGATGTCTTACTGTTTTGGTAAGATACCGTACCCTGTCGGTCGGAATATGACTAAAGCGTTGCCTTGCTTTATCGATCACCTTCTTAATGATAAGAAGTGGGGTTTAGTAACCGACATATCCAAACTGGATACCTGTGTAGGTCCCCAGTACATTGATTGGGCTTTTGACTTAATCAAATCATGGTATGTCATGGGTATGACGAAGAGTGGCGTGACTCGAAACGAAAACGTTTTTGAGTTCTTACGTTACTATTTCAAACGTACCCCAATCCTCCTCCCTTCTGGCATGCTTATGCGGAAGAGCGGCGGTGTGCCGTCCGGTTCGGGTTTCACCCAAATCGTCGATACACTTGTCACCCTTCTTATTAGTGTGTACTCTCTGCTAAAACAGGGATATCAAGAGGAAGAGATCATCGGAAAGATGTTTGCTGTCGGAGACGACTTCGCAGCTTCCGTCAATTCGAACTTCTCGATCAGTGAGTTTGCTGATACACTTGCAACCCTCGGTTTTGACATTAACGTGTCTAAAGTCATGTTCTCGAATAGAGGCATTGAGCTTAAGTTCCTAGGTTATTCTAAGCAAGGTGGTGGTTTATACCGCCCGATAGAAGAACTCCTACAGACAGCGTTATTTCCCGAGAAATTCGTCGGAAATATACAAAGAACGCGTCAACGTATTCTTGGTCAGTGTGTAGCTGCCGGTTTATGTAATGGCTTCTTTGCCAAGACGATGGAATGGCTTTCCCTATCCGTTTCTAACATTCCAATCGATCCAGGAGAAACTTACATCCCCCAGAAACGATGGGTTAAGAACGTCCTCGGTCTTGAAAATTTACCTCAGACTGATATCGTTTTCGACTTATTCCCACTAGTGTGACCCTCTTACGTCAAGGTTATAACCTGATCCCATTAATCAGTGTTAGCAACCGCCGTTTAGAAGTTGCCTTTGAC